AAAGAAACACCTAGTCAAGGTGCTACACAAGTCCATTCGGACAAAACATTATACAGTAGAAAAAAAAGATTTATACCTGAATAGGTTAAGTTATCGAACCCCTCCGGTAGAATAACTCATTTGATTGTCGTTGACAGATTCCATGTTTACTTGCACTGATTCTTGGTTATTCACATTGGTGTTGTTTGCAACATTATTAACTAAAGTAGTGGCATTGGTTGCCATTTTAGAATCATCTATGTCGCCTTTCAGATTCGCCAGTTGGTCTCCAGAGAGATTTGTTTCTATGTTTGAGGTCAATGCATCAAGCATTCCTTGAGGGTCTTCAACACCCATCATATCGCCTGCTATATTAGTAGCGACTTTATCTCCTGCTCTGCCTCCGAATATACCACCAACAAGACCACCAATCACTCCACCTACTAGAGTACCAACTCCAGGAATAATAGAACCTATAGCAGCACCAGCAGCTGCACCACCAAGGGCGCCTGCACCTCTACCAACTGAACCAACATTATTTGCCTTGTTCGCCTTAATCGCACCTTCGAATTCTTCTTTAGTCAATGGTCTTAGTCCGCCATTGCCATCATCCATAACTGGTGTCTTGTTTTCATATGCGGCTGTTATGAGGTCTAGTTTATCCGAATTAGATTTTGCATCCGCAACTGTTTCGTAAACTGCACCAGCGATTGGTATCTTCTTAAGAACTTGAGAACCTGCTTTCTTAGCAATTTCTTTGGCGCCACCTTTAGCTACATCATCAGCTGAATTAGCAACTGTATTTTTTACAAACTTACCTGTTTTCTCATCAATAAGTCTTCCAGCTTTATTTAACTTTGTGCCTTTTGGTGTTGTGGGGGCTGGTGGCACCAGTTTAGGGAACATCTTAGAGAGACTTGCTCTTAATCCTTTAAAGATATCCGTAATCTTAGTTTTTACTAATTGCACTGCCGTTGCAATACCTGTAGCAAAAGTCTCACTCTCACCTTTTAATTTATTGACGACCCAAGTGACACCTAATCCTAAAGCAATATACGGAGCTAATCGCAATCCAAATAATAAAAATTCTTTTGCAATTCTTCCGGCCTGAAACTTAGTTTCGTCCTTTTCTCTTTTTTTATTAAATAATTCTTGTTGTTTTTTCTTTTTATCAGCGAGTGCTTCTTCCAAATCCATCTTCGCTTCATATTCTCTCGCCTCAAAACGGTCATTACTTTCGCCTTTATTAGCTACAGAGTTACCTATATCTTGTATAGATTGACCAGAGATGTTTACAGTATTGTCTGCTACTTGGTTACCAAATGCTCTTTCCCTTTGATTGTCCTTATCGTTGAAGTCGGCTATATCTTTTTCAGCACTCTCTACATCTTTTTGAGCAGCACTTCGTTTAAATACATCTAGTTCCATAGAACCGGTTATCTTTTCTTTAGCACCTTTGAGTTTTTCGCCTGCTGATTCCTTTATTGAACTACCAAAATCTCTCAGTCTGCCCACAAGGTTTCCAAGTATGCCAAATGAAAGTAGATTTAGAATACCACCAAACATTGTCAGTGTACCAGCTAAGATATTGAATACAGCAATAGATTTAAAGGTTGCCGATTTAAGATTGTTCATCAAAGGACCCATTACACCAATACCATTGGTCAATTCTTTCATGCCTGTATGGAATCTTTCACCACCTGTTTTCATAAAGGCCGCTGTGTTGCCAACCTCTTTTCTAAAGTTATCGAACATTACACTGAACTTCTGTTTTCTAAGAGATTCACCCAATCTCTCGAAGATGCCAGTCACGGAACTAAATGCTCTTGATAAACTATTTGTGTTGTTATCGAGACTTTCGTTTTCTTGTACTAATAGTTTGTTACCAGCTACTACCTTACCAGTGAGTTTAGTGAAACCCTCTTTAGTTTCAACATTACCACGAAATGTATTGATATCAGTGTTCTTAGACCATATGTTGGTCTCTTCATGATGCCTGAGAGAATCTCCTAGTAACCTAGATTGAATTTCTTGATGATTAGCGCTGGGATTTGGTAATGGCATATAATCTATTTATCCTTTCTTTACTTTCCGAACGCTTTTCCAGCTTCTGATATTCCAAATGCACCCAATGTCACAACTACAAATGATGTGTAGATTGTTTCAGATACTTTTAGGTCCATATCCCAAACTAGAGCAGTCACTAAATCTGTAATGCCAAATACGACCATTAAGAAGAATGATATAAAACCAATAATTGATTTTTCATTCACATCATTGTCATCTAAGAATAAGTCTCCAAATGTTCTCTTCTTTGGTTCAAGTTGATTTCTGGCTGCAATTGCATCCTCTTTCATCTCCTTGATTTGGTCTTCTTGTTCATCGAGTTTTTCGATGAGGGCCATATACTTATCCAGGTCAATTTCGACTTCATTACTATCGTTATCTTTAGCCATAATTATCTCCTATTTTGTTGCGCCTTCTGGCGTTCCTTTTCTTCTTCAAGGTGATTTAACAGCATCTTGATATATATTTCCCTTTCCCATGGTATCATTGTTTCTAACTCCGACAATGAATACTTATGGTGTTGCATCATCTGAAAGTTAGTTGTATAATAATTAACTATACTCTCATGCGAAAGGGACATTAAAAAAAATTGTTAAGCCCTTGTAATTCTACTGAAGTTTCTTCTTTGCATTTTGGGCAAGTCCATTCCACTTTATGTTTAAGTGTTGGTACTGAATCAAAATACTCAGATATCTTTTCAAATTGTGTCACTGTTAAACTTTCGATAAATTCATTAATTTCTGAATCTCTATACTCAGATAACTCAAATACATTCTCATCATCGAAGAGTCTAACCATACACTCTCTTAAAACTGGTAAGATTGTTTCTGCTTCATCTAAACCTTCTAACTTCATTACTAGTTTAGTTAGAGGTGGTTGAAGTTCAACGATTAAGTTCTCGTTCAGTTTTACTTTATTATCTTGCATACCAGTTGTGTCGACTTTGATATCACCCAAGTTTATTTCTTGATTAGATATGCCATCACAATCTGGAGATGCTTGACAGATTAAAGGAAGAGTCACACTTTCTCCAATCGATTTAGACCTTATCTGTAAAAACAAATATTCTAAATCAGCAATTGGTATCTTGTTCGCATCAACCTTTCCGTCCGTCACTGATTTAATTAAGTCTAATATGCCACTGAAAATATCAGAAGCTTCGGCACTTTCTTTTGCCTGTAAAAGAAAACTTTGTTCTTTAACAAGGAAAGGTCTGTACTTGACCTTTGTTTTGCTGACTGGTAATTCGCAATTATACGAGGGTGCAGTCTGTATCGGTAAACCCATAATGTAGTTTCTCCTAATTTATTATATACTATCCAAAAAGACCGTCTAGTCTAGCAAGTCTATCTTGAAATCTTTGTCCGGCATCACTACTAGAGTTGCCGCCATTTCTTAAATTTCTTAAATCATTAAGTACATCTAAGAATCTTCTTCCTTTATTTATGCCACTTACAGAGTTAGGTTTTTTATAATCTGTTGTAAATGTTCTAAATGCAAAGGTACATTCAAATCTCATTATATCTCCACTCTCAGAATTCAATTCTTGTTGTGCAAAAGATACTGGATATGCTTCGTAAAGTTTATAGACCAATGAGTCTTTATCTGAATTTGTTATTTGTGATATTTCAATCTCACCAATGTAATCGTTATAGTATGAGAATTGTGGATTGATTGAAGTTCCGGAATCTTTTCCTCTAAACACTGCGGCCTGCCATGCCTCTATTACATATCTATCAGCAAATGTTGAGTCACATAAGAAAGTGAATGATACTTCACCTCCGTCATGTGTTAAGTTGTAAGGCAACTTTCTAGTTGGTCCATATTCAGACCAATCAGCAGTTTCTAATTGTCTGCCTGGTAATGATGCGGTGATACATCTTAGTCCCTCAAAAGACTTTGCACCAAATAGAGTATCGCAAAAGAAATTTACTTGAAATCTATTTGCTCTGGCACCTTGGTCAAAGTTGTGTCTTAGTTTATCTATGTTTAATCTATCAGCCATTTATTTTCTCCAGACTTTCTTTCCATATTTCTTTTTGTTCTTTCTTTTGCCATTGGGCAAGTGGTAACATTGCAATTGAGTCCCAATAATCAGGAGTCACCTCAAGTGGTCTGTTTATAATTTGTGTTGTTAGATATTTTCTATAACACGCCTTAAAGTATCTTAGTTTTCTGATACTTGATATCATCTCATATGTCATTCTAATTTTTGAACGCATAAGTTCAGCATGGTACATATCCAACTTGTCTCCTTGACCTAGTATCTCTTCGTCTGGTTCTTGTATCTCATACTTGTACAACTCATACAAAAATCTAACACGAAGTCTAGGCGGAAGATAATGCAAATTAAGTCCTGTAAATCCGTCCTGTGTAATCTCTAATATAAAGATTAAAGGAAATCTATCCCAATAAGGAAGTTTATCTTTAGTCTTTGCATCATAAAAGAAAAGATACATTCTACCTTCTAAATATCTTTTCGCTTTTCTTAATTCTGATTGTCTATAAAAACCTTCACCAGATAACTTCATGGTCTGAACTCTTTGTCTAAACCAAGTCAATGCTTGTAAAGACCTTTGTTCTAGTTCGACAGGTTTTTCAGTTCTTAAAATATCTAATAGACTTTCCATGCCTATTATTTATGTTAAATTTTATAGATATTGAAGTTTTCTTTTTCGATTCTTTCGCAAGACTCAGGATAAAGTCCTAAAATCTCCGTGAGGTCAGCTAGCTTTAGAGTATAATCATTTTTGGTTTCAATCGCTACACCTGTCGAACCTTCTGTTCGTACATACTGTTTTACATCATCATCCGGATTGCCAATGAGTACGGGTAATTTTCTATCGAACATTGTACGAATCAATTCTACCGAACCTGCAATACTTGGTCTATCTTCTTGCATGTGACATTCCATTATCTTACCATCCATATTACTGTAAAAATTAGTTTTGCCTTCTACAGTGAAGATATCTACCCATTCTTCGAAGCGGAGAGGCGCTTTGTTTTCAAAATGCCCTACATTATCCCACAAAACTATCTTCTCCTCTCTTGCTTTTAGATACCATAATGCATGAATACGAGACATGCCTGGATGAACAAAGATATACTTGCCTTCTGTTAGTCCTTGTATAGTAGAATCTAGTCCAACAGTTCTATATTGGTCTACAAGATACATTATTTTACATGTATGATATGAGTGATTGTCAATTTCATTTTCACCTGTAATCTTTGTTAGAGTTTTTTGTTCTATTGGTGTACCGTCTATGTTGTCAAGTAGTCTTGTTACCGATTGATTCAAGATTGCATCGGTATATCTTCCACTTTTTTCACCTATGAGTTCTTTTTCCTCGCAGTCTCTTAGGGTAACTAGATAGGGCTTGTGCGAGTTTTTACTAATCCAGTCGAAGTGTTCTTTTGCTTTTGCAACTTCTTCTGATATCTCTTCCTCAGTCTTTTCATGAAAGTGAAACCATGTGGATTTTTTATACTCTATCTCTTCTTTAGATTCTTCTTCAAACATTTTTTATATACTCCTCGACTCTTTGTAGGTCTTTTGGTGTGTCTACTGATAGACCTTCATCATCAACTAGAACCATTCTTACTTTAAATCCGTTTTCGATATATCTAAACATCTCAACAGACTCCGATTTTTCATTTTCGCCTATAGGTAACATAGGAAACATCTCTAACATTTCTCTATCAAACACATACAAACCTAATTGTTGTTTGAATATAGACTTCTCTTTTTGATTGTATGGTATAGGCAACCTAGAATAATACAATGCACCATTATGTAGATTAGTACCTGTAGTAACCTTGACCACATTTCTATCGTGCAACTTGTAATCATCTTTTACATTTACATATGCATTTGATACGCCACCAGTATGATGACAAATTAATTTATCTATTGCATCAGGATTGATTAGGGGTTCATCGCCTTGTATGTTGACGAATATATTTCCGTCTAGCAGCTCTAGTGCTTTCGCACATCTGTCTGTACCAGAACGCACATCGTCTACTATCATCACGCAACGCATCTCATTCTTAGAACAGTAATCATTGATTCGTTCATCGTCTGTAAGAACAACTATGCTGTCAAGTTCTTGGCACTTTGCAGCTTGTTCATACACTCGTCTAATCATAGGCACATCATTTATTAGTGCTAGAGGTTTACCAGGAAATCTAGTTGATTCCCATCGTGCAGGTATTAACCCTACAGTGTGATTATCTGTTCTATTCGGTCTAGAGAGATTTCGCATTTCACTTGTCCATATCCATATTTCACATGAATGAATTTTATACCTGCTCTTTCAGCAGCCCATTTATCAGTTTGCATATCACCGACATAATAAGTATCTAGTGGGTCTACATTACACATCGCCGTTGCAAATAGTAATTGGTCAGGCGCAGGTTTGCCTCTTAGTCCAGATTTAGGACTAACAACACAATCAAACTCAGGTAAGTCTTTTATCATTACCTTTGTTCGGTCTATATCTTTTGAGGTGGCAATGGCAATCTTATGGCCATCTTCTTTCAACTTGTTTAGTGTTTCTACTACACCAGGATATATAGACACTAACTCACAAGACATTAATGATGCTTCATCATAAGTCTTTTTGATTGCACATTGATTTTCGGTTATACCTATTTCTGTTAATATAGTTTTGAATGGTTTGCCCACATGTTTGAAGTAGTCTTCGAAGGTGGGTTCTACTTTGTGTTCTAGTTTAACTATGTCCCAAGACATGTTCATGTTTTTCTTCGAGTCGATGAGAACGCCATCGAGGTCGAACATATAAAGTTTCTTCATTTTTTTGGTACTAAATGGTCCTCTGTTAATATTCTAAATGCAAGTTTTCTTTCAGCACAAAACTCTTCGGCAGCTTTGAACTTTGATTGATTTACTGCATAGTTAGATACTTCTGTTAAGTATCTTTTGGTTTTTCTTTTGGGTTCTTTAGGTGGCGAAAGATATTTTTTAGGTTTCACCTCTATGATTTCACGAATAATTTTACCTTGTTTATTCTTATACTTAATATAGAAGTCTGGAAAGTATCTATGGATTCTATTATCGAGAGGTGACCTGTAAGGTATGATTACTTCTTCGCTACCCCATTCTAATATAGAAGCACTTCCATCGCAATAAACCATAAATCTTCTCTCCCAAAGAGAACGATAAAAGATTTTTGTTGGGTCTCCTTTATATTTTTTGTAGTTCTTTGGTTTGAACCTTCCACTGTATGACATAAATAACTATATTAAAGATTAATCTAAGAGTATTTATATGGCATATATCGACAAACTCCTGAACAAATTCAACAAAGTAAAAAATGCAGTCAACAGCATTAAAGGTATTCAGAGTAAAATTCAGTCTATCAACTACACAACAGCTATCGATGCTTTGGGTCTTGAGAAAGGAGCTGCAGAAGATTTAATCAACAGTAGAAGAAGTTCACTAGAAAAACAATTAAGTTCTT